CCCGAACTTAAGTTTGCTATTCGCGCCGTACCCATCTCGGCGCGAGCCTCGTTTCTTGAGGCCGGACATGCAAGGCGTGGGAGTCATCCCACGTCACTTCCTTGCATACCTGCTGTCTCCACCATTGATCCAACCTATAAAATTCAAGATTTTTCGGTTGGCGAATTGTCAGGCGTACAAGCTGCCCAAGCTTATTCAGCTTGAGAACTTCCACGTCCTCAAATTCATCTTGGTAGACCATAGATGGCCCCCTCGACTCAATCCCCTGGACGCGCTCTTCGGTGACCTGCCAGTCGGCATTCCACCTAACGTGCGACTCATACACATACCGGTGTTTTTGGTTTGTGTAAATGCCAAACTCTTCTCTCCGCGTAACAAAGGGTATGGGGTTGCGAAACCCATATCCCCTAAGTGCTTGGATGTGAAAAGTCGCCGAGTGATGATATGAATTATCACCCAACCAGTTTATTTGTCCGATGAAGGACGCATAAACGGCGGCGTCAAACTTCCCTCTTTTAAAGAAGGGGAGCCTGAACATCACAGGAGTTACATCCTGGCCTTCAAACGCAAACACCCCGCAACTTTCGCGAAATGATTGAGATCCAGTGAATGATTTAGATCGATTCACCGTAAAGCCAAGACGGGATAAGGTGGTGATGACACTGTCAGTGGTACGTGAGTCCACCGCAATATCGTCGCCATAAACCACTGGAGGTTCCAACTTCCATGTGAAGGGAGAGCTGGAAGAGCGTCGTTTCCAAAGCCTAGTTCGAATGAACTTACGAACTTCGGCCTCGGAAATGACTCTTACACCAGTGTCCTCCTGGGAACAAACTGCTATGGCAGCGTATAGGCAGACCGCGGTAAAGATTATGCACTGTGTGGGAAAGCATATTGCTGACCCCATAGGTGCAAACTTATATACCGAGGTCACAGATGAACCATCATACAGTTCCACTGTGGAACTGCGGGTGGCCATCATGAAGAAGAGGTAGTCGGATGGAAAAACCCGACGTACCAAATCAACGCTAACGCTGTCAGAAGCAGAGGACAGATCGATGGTGTCGGTAGAGAAGTAAAGACTTCCGTGTACCGCAGCATCTTGACTCATGGATTGATCTCTTAGATTGACAAACCTGGAGATCAGACCTATTTCCATGGAGTTAACCATCCACCTCATGACTTCCTGTTGGTAGTACATGAAAGTGTTTGGCTCCATTGAGATCGTCCGGCTTTTAGTAATGTCCTTCGGGACAAACTTCTGCCGGGCTGAGTCCCTGCCCGTAACTCCCCGTGTATCTACCGTCTCACGACGGGAGAAACCTTCGTCTCGTGAGCGGCCAGGCCGCTCACGACCGAAAGCGAACTCCAAACGTTTGTGCCCACGTAAATTGTGAAGTTTATCGTAGACATCAAACACTCCCCTTTCAGCTACTTTACCCGGCCCGAATTTGGGCAGAAGGTGATCAACTTGGAGGGGAGGCAATAGAACTCGAATGATGTTGGACAATGAGTCAACATCATTCTGTTCTAGGGACAGAGTTCGCAGCTTCTCTTCAACCTCAAGCCAACCGCGAAATGCGGTGGCATTGAACTCAGGATCTTCATACTCTAGCTTCTTCCCGTAAAGGAGAAAGCTGAGCACGAATTTCAGAAGTTCAGGTTGTCCGGTTCTTATCCATGCAAGATATTCCTTAAAAACAGGTGTATCTTTCATGAACGAGTGGTATACTCTAGTTGTAGAGTCACCTCCCGTGGAATACTCATTGCTGAGGATCTCATGGGAATACCCGGAAAAGCGCTTAATGATGATGTCCAAACGCTCACTCTGCAATCTTCTAAAGAAGTATGCATAAGTGGAAGCGGGCTTATCACCACAGCGCTCTTTCAGAGGGCTGTCACAGAGTAACTTGGTATATGATAACACGAAGTACTTGAGAAAGTCTTCGTTGTCACCATATCCAAATTCAGGAGGAAAAACCACGTCATCCGTAGAGATACGGAGACCGTGGACGCTGAGAAGCAATTCTGCTCCTCGATATGACATTGGGCCTTAATACAGGTCGTTGATGATGCCGAAATTCATCTTACTGATGATTCCAGCATTGGGCACCTTAGTGGTGACCCCGTCAAAGAAGAGGGAGAAAGCGCTACCTAAAAAGGTTAGTGCTTTAGCCGTATCTTCCATGTCGCCAGGCACGCTAAGACCAATGGTACTAGCGGCCGTCAACGATTCTGTCTCGACGTCATCGACCACGACTGTCTGCCTGGTTTCCAGGCGTACAGTTAGGTGGATGAGACCCTGTGAAGGGTCCTCACGTCGAGTGACGATCACGCGGGTTTTTGAACCGGGATCACCATAAGCATACTTATAGTATGCAACGGTGGTCAGGTTATCCGTTGTGGTCGTTTGCTTCTGGAAGGACAGTTTTGTCTGATCCAAGAAGTAAAGGGCAACGTCGGCTGGGGACGATGACGGAATATTGTCATACGTCACAACTGTGGTCATATTGGTCTCCTTTCGAGATCCATTATATAGTGGCACAACTGCCACTAGGGTAAGATAGGATCAAGTGGTTTATTACTCCACTTGAAACAGCAGTTATCAAAGAAACTGCCAAACTAGTGCCCCCACAGTCACAGGATTAGGACCATGGGTAGGAGCCTGGTAATCAAACCGGGCATCTTTTAATCGTGGCATGAGCCGCGAGAATTCGCGACTATAAGTCACGAAGCCGAATGGGTCATCCGAGTCGCTGCGCAAACCATAATCGGCTAGCACAGCGTCGGAAGGAAAATAGGTAAGCTTGAATGAATGTAGGCACCAATCGGTACCCATAGCCATCCAAGTCAGTTGATCATCGATCGACTGAAGCCTATCACCAATACCTGTAAACCAATCGACCACGAAACTGAACGGAACTATCGCCCATAAGCGAGATAGTGTGGGCATAATACCCATACCATTCGCAGTGAGGTAGCCGGTCAGTAGAGTCGTCATATCAGTATGAATCCTGATCTTCGACCGCGTCACCAACTTCATAGTCCCAGGTAACTGAATAATGTCTGCCATCTCGTCTGGTGAAAACCAGTATGTAGAGGAGCCATATACAGTCTGAGATTTTGAACGGAGCAGACTATCAAATGTAGATTGGAAGTCGGTGGATATGAATTCATTCACATCCTCCACTGTAGGCTTCTGGCCGAAGCGAAAGGCAAGGACGGCATCCGCAAGGAAGTCGACCGTGTCTAACACTGCGCCAGGGTCACGCTTAGCGGCTTTAGCTGCTATAGCTCCAACACTTTTGAGGTCTGGAAGGAGATCTACGAGTCCTGAAAGTTGGGTAGCGTTCTCGATATTGTTCGATTGAAGAACATCGATTGCGTTATGCAGAGCTTCCGAGGACGAGTAAAAACTAGATGCACGAAAATCCTCTTCAAAAAGTCCAAACCTTTGGGTAAGGGCCTCATGATAGGTATTCACGCCGTGAGATGCGCTCTTGAAACAACGAAGAGCGTAGAGACGGGATCTAGCTCCAACTAGGGATTGCACAGGCTGCGAGAAGAGGCGCACCTTATAGGTAGGCTGGAAACGGGGACCCCAATCCGTGTCAATTACGACAGGAGGGATAACCTCGTCAACAGGATACCTAGAATAAAGGTGAGAGCCTGTCCCGTTGTCATAATAAAGCGTCGATTCAACCACAGAAACTGTAGAAGAGTCGATAACTTTAAAGACATCGCCTATCTCGTTCCAGTCGAAGGGGTTATTAGCCCCAAAGACAGGTTCGAAATAAGCAAGGACGTCCATACTAACGTGATACTTGGTTTTCCAAACATCAGCGCCAGAATGGAATTTCAACTCGTAGTCATACTCCAGTAAAATGTGCCAACGATTATAACTCCGAACGGAGTTGTTGACCATATTATCGAACACAAGAAGCCAGTGGTTGTCGGGCCAAATATCTCTAAATGGCCAGGAACCAGTATAGGGATCTGCGGCAACAAAGCCGAGTTCCTGATACTTAGCGGCGACTATTTGGATATAATTCCAGTAGTCAACGCTAGGTGGCTGATTGGGTCCGAAAGGACTGAGCTGAGCGTCACGAAATTCGAATGAGAGAAATCCATCCGAGTTTATATCCGTGGCGCGAAACTCACGATACGGGGTATTATCGAGGACGTCAAATATAGGTACAAAATTATAGTACACGCCGTTCTGATTACCAGTATGGTAATCAAAGTACGGTATATCGACGTCCGCGACTGTGCCGGTAAAATGTCGATGGTAAACCTCATTCTCACGAGGAAAATCGCTATTCTGAGGAACATTATTGACCTGATTTACTAGGTCAAGTATAGTTCCATAGCGATCCCAATCGACATCCCTACTCCAAGCCCTATAAAGAGGTTTCTCGAACTTGAATAAATCAGGTTCGGCCGTCTTCTCTCCAGGAAACTCGGAAATCCCGAGGATCGAGGAGATGGGAATGGGATCCGAGATAAAGGAAGGATTTCTTCCGAAGGAAAAATCGCCTTCGAAAATTAAATCCAGCCCGTATTGAGGAGTCCACGGATTGGTATTAAGGGACCGCGAAACGCGGCCCAGACTACCAACCAACCGGCAGTAGCCCGGGCCATTTGTTTGGCTCAGGTACAAGATAACCTCCAAATAAGGTCGAAGAACTTACGAGTGATTACAGAGATGCTTCTAGTGCCCGGAAGATACCCCAGGTCTGTTCCGACCACACACGTGGCTGGAATGGAGCGCGGGATTCCACGGGTATGCTGAAGGCGCGACTTCCAAGGAAGTCGTGAGCCTGCATACTTAGCTCCTCTTTTAACGAGGGGCCACTATGAGCATTGAAAAGTTCGATCTTCACTATACCTTTGGTCTCCCATAAAAGGAAGCCTCCAAAGGTGGAAAAACGTACAACACGTGTAGTGCGCGTTGAACGGGTGCCTAGACGAGTCTTCATTCGGATAGATCCGAGTTTGGACCGACATAGGTCATCGTCATACTTTAAAATCAATGAATGATTTAAAGTGGACTTCTTCTGGCCCCAGAACATAGGCTTGTTGATTGATTCAACACGCGGACTGTTATAGCGCCAATGAAGATTCGATCCTAGCTTACCAGTTTCCTGGTGAAGCAAAGGAAAGACGAACTTATCCGAAAACCCAACAGACAGAGAACGAGGGTACAGATGTGAAAACATTTGAAACTTCTTTCTGCGCCTGAAGGGCGCTCGTGAGTAATCACAGAGTAAATTCCCTGTGACAGCGCAGGGGAGGCCTGACAAGG